CCAAAGCACATCGTTAAGCATTTCTTTTTTCGTGTTGTTTCCGCCTAAAATCTTTTGCCCGAACTCCCAAATAACTAAGAAAGGTAGCATAAATATTAATGCTTCGTAATCTACAAAGTAGTAGCGTAACACCTCGAATACTACCGCACCAACTGCGAAGTGTAGTAAGTAGTCTTTCTTAATTCCTGCGAGCATTACCCAAAGTTTTTTTAGTGTTTTCATTTTTTAATTTTATTGCATTGTTATTAGCTTAGTTCTACCTTTCGGTATAATGTAGTTACTTGAAAAGTTATTATCTACAATGTTATTTCTTTTAATTTGAACAACTTGATTAGGCACGGGTAGTGATGCGAATTCAGACTCTCTAGTCTCAACACTTTCGTCTGTTGGAATAAAGCTTGTTGGCTCGCTTCCTATTTCGACCTGTGGAAATCCTACCGTGCAAATACCACCCGCTGTGGTTGGGGCTAAATCTGCTCTTGAAAATGTTGCGTCCACAGGTGTTTTAAAGCTAAACCAAACACGATAGACACCGCTTTGTATTTCTTTTGAACCCGAATTTATTTCGGTTGCGTTTGCTGTATTTATTAAATTATTTATATTTCCATTTATGTCTAAATCTAATTGAAATCTAAGATTTGGTGCAAATAACCAAATATTAATCTTATCTGCTGTGTCTGGCGACATTAAAACAGAGTAAACAATATTATCGGCTGAATTAACTTCAAAGCCAATGTCGGTTAAAGCAAATCTTCTAGCACCTGATGCTCTGCCAACTACGCCAGCATCCATTTCTAACCTTGCGGCGGGATAACCTAATAAAGTGGCTGGCGTGGCTGTCATTTCATCCCCTGCCACATTGTTAGAAATGTCGGTCTTTTCGTAATGATTAGTAGAAGCGTCTTCTAAAAGTAATTCAGGGCAGTCTCCGTTTTGATAATCAAGTCTAGGAATATCTGTGTTAACTTCTTCAATTTGACCGAATTCATTTATTCTTGTAGCCCTTGATGCTCTTGAAAATGTACCATTTCTTGAATTGTCTTGAAAGTCTTGCGGATTAATAGCACAGATTGTGTTCTCTGAATAAGCGACAGGTAGGTAAATTGATTTAAATCTAAACATATTTATAAATTTATTATTTTGTTTAAGCAATCCTCTGATTCAATCGTTTGATTTTCTGACTGCCATTTTTCTAAAAGTGAAAAAAACACAAGATTATAAAGCCCTGAAATGTATAAGAAAGGAAATTCTTCTTGTTTTCCCGAAATATCAAATGAATATCCCGAAAATTCCGACTTTTCCTTTCCGCTATCTACTTCTACCTTGCAATCAAGACCACTTTCAAGACCAAAAAACCAAAGATTTGACTCTTCATCTTCTATTATTGATATTAGTTTACGTCTTGATAAATCAAAAAAATCATTATTGCTTTGATTATCTATCCTTATTTGCTTTGCCGTTATAGATACGTCAATTTCATAGCCTTTTGTATCTACTTTGTAACCTCCATTGAGTTGTTCAATCTTGCCAAGATAATCATAATTTAAAGGTTCGTTTATGTCTTTGTCTTCCCAATTAAAAAGATAAATTCGCCTTACCGAACCTCTTGTATTTATTTGATTATATTTGTTTTGATTCTCAATCATAGTCTTCTAAGTATAAACCTGAATTATAGCTGTCATTTTCTTTCGCATCAATATCATAAGCATTATCTTGGTTGCTGTATTCTGGTATATTTTCACTTTCGTATTTTAAGAATCTATTCAGTCGATTAATGTACATTTCAGCACGATTCCTATACGCTGTAACTAATCTTAAAACTTGCTTGTCGCTTGGTAATTGTGCTTGTTCTGATGTGTTTAAAAACACCCCTCCACTTGTTACCTCGAAAGGCGATGTTTCTACATAATCTGAAGCAACATCATTGCAAAGAATCTTAACCAAATAATCATTATAAATCGTTTCGTATTTACCTGAATAATTCGGGTGATCTTCAAGCATTTTCTCATATAGTCTTGTTCCTAGCAATTCCTCGAGTATCTTCTCCTGTGAATACTCAATTAACGGCAAATACCTGTCAACATCATTAACATTCAGTTGCGTGTATTTCTCTATCTGGTGTACGTCTATTAAGTTTTTCATAATGTTTAGCTTGCAAATCCTTCGTTCGGCATATCAATAGGACGTTTTGCGACATCTCTATTATTTTGCTCTAGTTTATATCCTTGTCTTCTTGCTTCGTTTGCTGAAATCTTTTCAGCAAGTGGCGAATTTGGGTCAACTTTAAATCCTTTTTTAACGTATATTTCACGTTGCCAAAAGTGATGACACCTTGCACCGCCTTTATATTTCCAAATAGAATAAGTATTTGACCCGCCTTTTCCAAGTCCAGGATTGACCGCGATAGATTCCATTTGCTCTATGTCTTCTTTGCGATATAATTTATTTGCAGAAACCATTAAACGGCAAAATTCACGGCTGTTTTGACTTGTGCTTTGTGGCGAATACCTATAACGAACAATTATGTTTTCAGTGTCTTGCTCGCTTACCGCTCGTGGTCTTGCTGTTCCTGTGCTTGCTAATTTTACAACTTCTTCGGCGTCTTCAACTTTCTCGACTACTTTTAATTCAAAATCAATTAATTCTGAATCGTCAATACCTAATCTAATAAGTATTTTAGCGACTTTATCATTCAAAGGGTCTTCGTCTTCGCTTTTTAACTGCGTTTCCTTTTTTTCTTTTCCGTTATTTTCTAACTCTGAAAGCGGTTTGAAATATAAATCAACATCTAATTCAGTAATGGAATTAATAACATACATCAAGTTGTTTGTGATTTGCTCTTGAATCGGTCTGATTACACGCTTCATCGTTTGTTTTTCCGCTTCTTCTAATTCGTCAGCTGTACTGCTCAATCCTGAACCTCTATCAATACCAAACAATAAAGGACTGACTACCTCGTGTCCTGTTAGTATTTGTTCTCGTGCTTGCTCTCGCATAGATTCCCAATTCTTATGAGCGTCTGAAATTTGCGGGACTTCTATTTTTAAACCTGAGGATTCACTTCCATCGCCTTCCATAAAATTACAAACAACACCGCCTGCGGCGTTTGAGCCTGTTAATTTTTTTTCAACTTTTTTTGCGTATTCTTTTTTCTTTTCATTCGACCAACTGGATGAGTTAGGAATCGACATTATCATTCCTGTCGAAAAACCGTTTAAAATATGATTAAGCGAAAAGTTTGAAATCTCTTCTTCTATCTGTGCGTATTGCAAAGCGGCTTGATAACTAGGTAATGCAAAATATTTCGATTGTAGCTGATAAGGCTTGTAAACTTGTAGTTCTGTCTCGTAACCATCTCCGTATCCAAATGACTTATAAGGAATCGGAATTGAGTCGTGCATATACGGGTTTTTCCAGTCTTCTGAAAAATAGTATGTAGTTATCTTTTGATTATCATATATGAATTGTGGTGCGACCTTGTCAATAGGACAATGTATTAATTTTAAAAGCTCTCCTTTTCTGTTTTTTTGGACAAAAAAAGCAAACATATTTTGCGTGTAAAAATCATCAACGATATTCATCACGTCTGATTTACTAATAATGTTCTCTAGGTTTAAACCATTTTTATCAAATAAACCTAAGCCGTAAATTAATTTGATGTAATTGTTTATAATTGCGGAATTTGTCGGGCTTCCATAACGCCTGTCTTGAACGTATTTAAAATATTTGTTGCCCTCTCCGTTTAGTACCCATTTTATACCGACGTAGTCTTTTATCTCTGGAGCTACATATTTTGCAGACATTTTCAAAACATCCCCTCCGAAAAAATGGTCTACGCTATTTTTTTCTTCAACTTTTTTCATTTCAACGCTTTTGCTTTCCCTCTCCATACGATGACTTTATCAAATTCAATTTCTATGTTATTGTAATTTTCGTTTTCTGTTTGTATTCCTAAAACATTATTTCTGTAATTTATGAAATTTTGATAAACAACTTTAGAAAGTAATAAAGTATCTTCGCACACCTCAATTTCAAAAGATTCCGACTCTTTAACTTCTAATTCAAAATCTATCCCTGTACCTGTTGGCGATAAGATGTTTTCATTTGTCAACTTTTCTTTCGTTAATTCATTTGTGATTTCAAATATAACATATAACGTTTGAAATCTTGGAGTTATTTTAATATTATGAAAATCTGTCTTAGTATCTAAGTAAATCATTTTTTTGTGCGTTATAAATACAACGTTATAAATTGGTTTGTGTTAAAAAAAAAGCACCTCTGTAACGAAGTGCTTTTTAAAAATATAGAAGATACATTGTTTAAACAGGGTCAGGTGCTGGTATTGATTCTCCAGGTTCGATACTTTCTTGTGATACAATAGTCTCTAGTTCTTTAATCGCTGAAGCTGTTAAGTAATTCGCCATATCAAATTCTTGACCTTGCCAAGTAATTGTATATGCGGGCGAATCTGACCTAGCCCCTCCTGTTGTCGATTCCATAGTACCTCTTGAACCATCTTCAAGTCCAAGCAAACACCAATTACCCTCGTTATCTTTCATCACTACGTGATGTCTGCATTTTAAAATAACGTTTAGTTCATTTCTAGTCGCTGAATCTTTTTTCTTCAACTTCCAAATCGCTGATTGGTCGAAAACAGTCGTACCTGTTGAACGTCCAGTTTCAGCTTTATTTTCCGTGAAGATATTTTCATCTGCTACTAGCTCGTATTTAAACGCTTCCTGAATAGAAGTGTCGTCTATCGCTGATACATCCCCATTGTCTTCAATAGTAAAGCCACTACGTCCGACAAAAGGAATGATATAGCCCGCTTCAATTCCTGGTCTTGAATTTGAACACGGGTTTAATCTTCCTGTTGTTGCGTCTGCCATTATCCTACGTATAAAGTGTTAAACGATTGATTTCTAACGTGCGCTTTAATTGTAAAGATTGATTTTAAAAACATATCTTCACGATTATTTGCGATTTTATCCATATTGATAGTGTTAATGTCTGACTGCAAGTCAGTACACCACACTGTATGACCTTTCATTGCAAACCACATTGTATTGTCAGGAATAGGCACGAATTTGATTTCAATCCCATTGTAGTAGTATGTTGACTTGTCATCACTAACATCAAAAGCATCTTTGTAGTTTGCAGGGTTGTTGTTGAAAATATTAATCAACTGCTTATGACCTCTAGGCGCATAAATGTAAGGCGTATCGCTTTGCGTTGATAAATTGACTGGGTCAATATCAGCGTAAAGCTTGTCATATTCGTCCTTGATATTTGATGACGTTATAGTAGTACCGACTACTTTTCTACGCCCACCAACTTGTAAAGTCTGGTTCTCATTTGAGTTGTTATAAATCGCCTTTGCAATTACACCATCAAACAAGGTGGTCGGCATCGATGCGATTAAAGCTTGTTCTTCTGCCGAAATTTCGTTTTGATTAGTGCCTGGCGTTAATCCTGCGACTGCATCTTTTGTCGCTTGTGTTGCTCCAGTCCAAAACTTGTTTTCAGCGTCTAGCGAAATCTTGTTAGCATAAACACCTCCGATAACTAAACGCTCAAATTCATTTGAAAAAACATTCCACGCACCTCTAGGCATATCTCTTTTGTATCTTGAGAATCTTAACTTATCAGGGTCAAATTCTTGGTAATACATCACTTTAGTTGGCGATACAACCGCGTCAAAACCTCCTAGCTCTCCATCTGGCGATGGTGCGCCCGAAGTGTATTGTTGCATAACAGCCTCTGCGGATGCTTCTGTGAAAATTGTTTCAGCTTTTACATCGTCTTCAAATGTTACTAGCCCCTCATTGATAGTTTGATTCTGGAACATCAATTCTGCTAGTATAGGGTCAGCGGCAACCCCTCTAATATCTACGCTTGAATAATTAATTGCCATATTTATTTGGTTTTAGTTTTGGTTTTTTCTTTTGTTTTATTGATTTCAAAATCAGACTCTTTCGCTTTACCTTTTTTGATTAAATGTTCAGCAAGCTCATCTGTTAAGTTCTTATCCGTAATCGGACACATTGCTCCGTAAGGCGTTAATACCTTTCCTTTTTTTAAAGTGTACTTAGGCATTGTTTTTGAAAGCTTGGTAACTTCTTTCGAGTGTGAGTTTTCAATGTGGTCGAATTTCTTTTTGAAAATTGATGATAGTTTTTCAGCCATTTCTGATTCTTTCTCATCTTCCATTTCTTCTTCGACTTCGACTTCATTGATTTCCTCGACAATAGCCTGACCTTGTTCATTGCGAACAACTGTAATGACTGTGTCATTCTCTAATGTGTGCGTGCCTTCAGGTGCTGGCTCTTCTCCTACTGTTACCACTTTGCCGACTTCCAATTCATCGCCCTCAAAGCTTATTGAGTTTTCAGAATCTTTAATCGCAACTGATGCGAGTTCTGTTTTTTTATCCTCAACCTCTTTAAAGGCTTCCGAGAATAGGTTTACCAACCTTTCGGAAAGGCTTGGCTTCTTTGGTGTAGACATATTTATTGATTTTAAATTTACTAATTCTTTTGAAAAAATACCCTCGATTGAAAAGCCGTTGATTTTACGATCTAAAGCTTCTTGATACAACTTTTTATCCTCAATTTTCATTATGACAAACCAAGTTCCGACAGGCTCATTTATTCCTAACTCAACTGATTTGTCGTTTTCACTTTCCTTTATCCAACTTTCAACAACATAAGCTTTGCCTTTTAGGTCGCTTAAATGCTCTTTTGTTGAATTAGTCAGCGAGCCTTGTTTTGCGAAATTATATGCGGACTGCTCAATAACTTCTTTTGTGAAAATAGCTTCAAATTTTTCGCCTGTTTTTTTGTCAACTCTAATAAAAGGTTTCTCGGGGATTAACACCGCACCCATTAAAATACCCTTTTTGCGGTCAACTTCTTTCATAACGATTCGTTTCTCAGCCGATAAAGCAACCCATTTTGATTGAATAGCGGGCATTTCAACAAGCGAAATTGCGAATACGCCTTTGTCTTGCTCCTTTTCGTCGATTATGTATTTGTATCTTTTCATTTTTTATACAACGTTGTTAAAAGTTAAATGTTTGTTAATTATAAACTAGATGAGTCTATTGCGTTTCTTTCTAGTTCCTGCCCAGTTGTTACATTGCTAGTTACGACATAAGCCTCGATAGGCTCTTGCTCTGTTTGGAAACCTCCAACACCTCCTGAAAGTTGTCCTTGCGCTTGTCCTACGATGTTAAAAGCTGGTGCCTGTTGCTCTGTTGGTTGCTCGGCTTCTGAACCTCTTTGACCTCCGCCGGAATCGCTTCCATCTGGTCCGCTTTGACTTAATATGTTATCAACAGCGGAGAAGCCTGTCGCTGATATTGTAGCCACTTCCAATATCTTAACTGGTAAAGGCGTCGGCTGTGCTAACGCTGTTGTGATTCCTTGATAAGTGTTTATTAATGCCTCAGCTATTGCAAATTCTTTAGCGAGTCCGAATTGCTCTGCTAAGACTGAGCCTAATTGTAATGAATTTCCGATTATACTATCGGTCATTTTTTTGTCGGCTTCGGCTTCTTTTTCTTTTAATTCTTCACTTGCTTTTTCTTCTTCTTGTTTTATTTTCAGCCTTTGATTCTCGTAAAACGCTATTACTTCATTTTTAGCTTCTTCGCTTGCTTTTAGTTTCTCTAATTCTTCAAGCCTAGCCTCCTCTTCGCGGTCGATGCGCTCCATTTCCGTTTCATCTCGAAATTCATCACGTATCTCTTTTATTCTTTCAAGCCTTTCGTTTTCCTTTTCGGCTTCTAATTCTTTTAGGCTTTCTCGATATTCGTTTTCGGCTTCTAGTAATAATCGATTTTTTCGTTTCTCTTCGCTTACCGTTCGCTCTATTAACTGCTTTTGCTTTTCTAAATTGTCTTTTAATTCAGACTTTCTTAGCTCCTCTTCTGTCTTGCCTATCTTTTCAATTTCGGCTAAGTTCGCTTTTCTTTCATCAAGCAAGGCGGCTTCATTAACTCGTTGTTCAGACTTGTAACCTGTTATTCGCTCCTCTACATCTGCAACACCATTTAAGGCTTCTTGAAGTGCGACTTGTGCGTCTATATTTTCAGGGTTAACCGCTAATTCTTCTTTTGCTAAAGCTAGTTTCTTTCGCTTTAACGATAGTTCTTCTTGCGCTTGCTTTCTTAATACTTTTCCTAGCTCCTCGTTTGCTTTTATACGCTCGTCTATGCTTAGACGTATATCGTCTCGCTCTTGCCTTAGTTCTTCGGCTTGCTTTTGGTATCGTAATGTTAATCCTGTAAGTTCAGCTTCTGCTAATTTAGCTTCTTTCCTTAATTGTACGATTCGTTCAGATGATGCTTGAGCGGCTGATATGCTTACATTTTCAATTTGCTTGCTTGCCTCTGATGCGAAGTCAGCAACTTCTGTAACGGCTTTACCGATATTATCAGCGACATCCTTACCTGACTGAATAGCTTCTTGCCCTGTTTCTTTTAGATTTTCTTTTGTCTCATCGATTTCGCTTCTTAAACGTTTTATCGTTTCAGGGTCTCCATCTCCAAAAAAAGATTGCTCCCAAGCTAGTTGAACCGATTGCAACGTGAGTTTGATGCCGTCAAACATCAACTTCATCGGTGTTAATCCTATCGTGATAAGCCCTTTCATTACAGATGTTAACGCTTTGAAACCTCCGTTTGCTTGCGAAACAGAATCGTAGGCGTTTGTTATCGCTCCGACTACTTGATTGACAACGTTAGTAATTGTCTGCATTACCGTACTAACGGCATCGACTATTTTTTGATTTTCTGAAAATACTTGTGTTAACTTTGCTACAACTGCGATTATTAAACCGATTCCCGCCGCTTTCATAGCACCTCCTAGAACATTGAAGCCTTTAGCTGTTCCTTTTACTGCTGTGTCAAGACCTTTAAAACCTTTCTTACCCTTATCCGAAGCGACTTTAGTTTCATTTCCGTACGCTTTAGTTTCGCTTTTTAGCGTCTTAGTCTTTCTAGTAATCTTATCAATTACCTCATCTCCTTTTGCTTTTACGTTTAAAAGTACGTTTTGTAAAATGTCTTTCATATTGAGCGTATTAATTCTTTTAGCTTAGTATAGCCTTTGTATCTGCCTGTTGCTATTCTAATGTGTTCGGTTTTATCTCCTTTGTAGGTGTCTAAAATTTTGCTTAATTCTATCATGGTTTTTTGTTTTGCCCTATTCGTTTTATCACTTCTCTTTTGCCGTCAGTCTTAACCTCTCTAATTCTGTAATCTTTTATATTCCCGCTTGTGTTAGGCTCTAATTCAAATAATATGACGCCTTGTTGTGGCGATACTTTTATGATATTAATACCTGCACCATCTGCGCTAATATCATCATAGTCTTCTGAAAACTCGTGGAAATGTATTCCTGTGCTAGAATACCAACCATACGCACTCCTTGATTGTGATGGCGGTATTATTTTTGGCGATGTCAAAAGGTCGTTAAAAAGGTCGAATTTTACCACACTTCTAGTTAAGTCAGCTTTAAATGAATTTATTAAATACCTCGTGTTGTCAATTACTATTCTGTCGTTTTGCTGTAAGTCTTGAATTTTTGACAAAGGTAGTTCGACTTCTAAGCTATAATTTCTGCGCTTTATATTCAGGATAAAATCAACATAATCTTTATAGTATTTTTTGTAAATATTATCTTGCATTACAACGCCCTCAAATTCATCAAACTCATTATCCCAATTCAAAGCGAAACCAAATATTGAAGTTGACGGGCAATTTATCTTATTAACTACACTTGTAGTGTTGGAATCTCTTATTTTCATACCTCCCGAGTCGGTTATGTCTCTTTTTGCGATATAAAATACGGAGTGCAAAGACCTGAAAACATCTTTATTTTCATCTACAAAATAGCCGTAACTTAACCCACCTATCTTTTCAAATATTGGTTTTTCAAAAGGCAACTCTACTGATAATATTTTGCCCTCCAGTTTTTTACCATCTTCATTTAAGATAGTCTCTTCGAGCGAACCAAAAGGCACTAAGTTATTTTGCGCAAAATTAGAAGCTAAAAAAGTTTCGTTTGCCTCCCATCCTAAATCAATTTCGTTATAAAGCGCGCTCGGTTTTATATTTACGTTTTCTTGATTAACATATTTTGTAAAGTCTTTTATTTTACCTTGCGAAAACCATTCTTGAATCGGGGTGCAAAAAAGATTAGGCTCAACAACCATATTGAAAGTTTTGAAAACTGATTTTAACCAATCTATAACTTTTAAATCTTCATTGAATAATTCGTTCACTCGAACGTTTATGACAGTATCGCCTGATAAACTTCCTGCTATTTGTCCCGGACTATTTGAAACGTAATCTATTGTAGCGGATGAAGATATTTGAAAACTTAGCACCTCATTAGTTTGGATATAGTATCTATATTTAAGCGATGAAGATGTATCGTTTTGGTCGTGCTGAAATGATATACTTTGGTCGCCTTGAAGATTTGTAAAATATCCTATGGATGTAACACCGCTATCATCTTCTTTTGTGATTCTAAGATTATAAGAAAAGTCCTGATTATCAACAGTTATATCTAAGTCTAGAAATATAGCGATAATGTCTGCCTCAATAATTGCCGATGATGCGTCGAATAATCCTATAAATGTTTCGCTAAATCCTGCCCCTTCTTCTTTTTTACCGTTTAAATTAATATAGGCGTTTTCAAATTCTCTACGCTCAAACACTTGGCTTTGAAAATTTAAACCGTAATGCTCCCTGATGCTTTGCATTACTGCTGGATAACTTATTGCTGGCTTTAAATCATTAAAAAAAATACCATTATTTTTTAGGTCAACAATATCTGCCGATGTCGTGTCGTAACCCCATCTATCACGGTATGATATTAAAGGGTAAACAATAGCTTTATTTCCGTTTGGAACATTAAAATTCAACCCAGTTGTTAATCCGTCTTGAACATTTTGTAAATTAAAAAGATGGCTAAAATTATCAAACCAAGCGATGTCTCTAAAACTATCATCGCCTATTATATCTTGTATTCTTGCTATTTGTGTGAAGAATTGAATCTTATAGCTAGTTATTCTGTTTTTTTTAATTGTACAGCTTAACAGTTTTATGCTTCCAACCTTAAAGATAAAGCCGTTTAGCTCAATTCGTGCATCAACCTGAACACGAGCATCGAAGCCATCTTCAACAGTAGCATCGTAATAGTGTTTAAAAATATTATTATTAGCTTTTGTGGCTGGGCAGTTGAAATCTTGTGAGTAGTCAGAAAACACTTTATCGATTTCTCGCAAATCTTTCAACTTAGAATTTATCTGAAGCGTTTCATCTCCATACAAATCAAGTTTATTTCCTTTTATCCAAACACTATATCTCATCGTAAGCGAATTTGAAATCTATATCATATTGAATAAGCTTGTCTTTTAGTCTAGTCTTGTATTCTAAACTATTCTTGTCTGGTATTGCTGGTAATTGGTCGGGGTCGCCTAATTCGTTAAACTCGGGCAGTCTTACATATATCCATTCAGATAGTAATAATTGCTCAACAACTTTATTTGCTGATTCGTGTATAAATCCCGTACTTAAAGTTATTGATTTTCGCCCTGTTACATTTTGCGTAACGTAATTAAACGGCGTTACCTCATCTAGCGGGTTATTAAAGTAAGGGTCTTCTTTTTGTATTTCAATACTTTCAGAATACCCTCTGAAAAACCAAAACCTCTCTAAATATCCATATTTATTTTCAAAATCGACATAAACAGGCTCATATATTTTTTCGTCAACTTTCTTATAAATATAGGTGTAAACGATATATCCGTTTTTTTTCAAATAAATAGTTGCTACACCTCGTGAGTTGAAGTCATTTTCTTGTATAAAATATAATCCGTCCACTGATATGCTATTTGATGCAGGCGTTATATCTATGTTTGATGTGTTGCTGACTAACTCATCATACTGCCCGTCGTTATTTTTTAAATATCTAAAAGGTATGTTCGCATCTTTTGATATATAGCGTACGACGTCAGGCTCTAGACAAACATTCTTATAAGGTGTTGTATCTCTGTGATAACTATTATTAAATAAAAACGTTTGTTCAGTAAATACAGGTTCGGATTCAGACTTTATTTCTATCGCTAACCATTTTGGAACATTTACACCTATCTCGCTTTTCACATATTCAGCAACGTTAAAGTATTCTGTTTCAATTTCAGATGACGCTCGCTCTTTGACGAACTCATATAGGGGTTCGTTCGGTTGGTCTGCAACTAACTCACCGCTGTAAACATAAATTTTCAGTTCCATAAACGAGTCATCCCCGACATAGTCTCTTGATATTATTATACGACTTCTTGCGTGTTTCATTCTTTTAATGCTATTTCTAATGCGCTTCTGACATCAAGCGCATATCGTTCGATTATTTCGTTTGGTATTTTATTAATTATCAATTCAAAAGATTTCGTGAAAAAACCTTTCGGTTCAATTCCGAAGTTGAACTTATTATTTGCAACCGCGAATCCAAAAGACTTATAGCTCATAAATTGTCCCTTTCGGTCTCTTGGTTTGAATCCTTTTTGTTTTGCCCATTCTGAAAAAACATTTGCAGGAGGTTTTTTTGTTGTGTAAGCAAATGGCGTGTTAAATTTTCTTTTGACTCCCGACACTCCTCTGTCTTGATAGTCTGCATATTTCGGTCGAGTGTATGAAATTGAAATGCTATTCTTGCTTTTTGATTCTTGAATAAAAAAATCAATTTCATTGTATAGATTTTTTGTCGCATTATTACCTCCTTTAGTTAATCGGCTTCTTACTTGTTGCCGTAACTCTTTTGATAATTGCTCTAAGTATTCATTAACAGATTTTAGTTTCATCGTGTATGATTATGTCTAATTCAACAGCCCATCCTTTTGTTCGGTATTTCTTGTCATCTAACTTTGTGAAGTTAGCTTGACCCTGCAATTTTATTTTCTTTTGGTTTAATTTCCTGACGAAATAAGTGCAAATACGCATCGTTTCATTATAAACGTCTTGCGTGTTATCGTTGCCGAATATCTTATTGGTAGGGTGTTCTTTCTTGTAATCGACAACATCAACAACCTCTAGCCTGACAGGATAAATTAAATTATTATCGTCTGACGTTGCGGTGTTGATGCTGAACACCGCTAACGTGTACTTTTCATTTTTCCAATTAACATTTTGGCTGACCTCATCTCCGAAATAAAGCGTTTCAACTTTAGGGGCTATTATGTTATACACGGTTTCTATTATCTGGTAATATTCCATATAAATACAACGTTTAAAATTTAATCACGTTAATTCTGCTTTGTCTTTTTGGTATCGGTAAAAATGCAAAACCTCACAAGCTGGCTTTCTGGAAACGTTATCGATTTCCTCAAAGCGTCCTCCAGCGACTGTATCGAGGATTGTATAGTAATTATATTTTTTCGCAAATTTTTTAATTCGCTTTCGCTTTTTAGCTTCTTCGAGTTGCTGTTTTGCTGTAAGTTTTCCCGATGATTTTCTATTTTGATCTTCATAGATTTCAGGGAACATCTCATCAAGTCGTTCCTTAATTTCCAAAAAAAAAGCCGTGAAGATAAAATTAATTCAACTGGTAAGGATTTATAAAGGCTGTCTAATTCTTCATCTGTGCCATTGTATTCCTCAATGTTATATCTTTTTTGAAAGGGCATCCAACTAAACGCATCTTTTTTGATTGGTCGATAACAGACTTGTAAGAATCTATGGTACATTTCAGGATTGTCAACATACGAAGTCATATCAAACAATTCTCCAGCTGAAATGTTAGAATACTTTAAGTCTGGAATAAATCCAAGACCTTTATATTTCAAAATAATTGCGTGCTTCTTTTTAAAGAAATCATTTATTTTCTTGATTGTTTCTTCGTATTCCTTAGCCGTTATTTGCTTTGGGTTTTTCCCTGACAAAATAATCATATCGTCAGCTGTCGGGTTTTCTTTTGCTAAGTAATCTTGGTATTGTCCTACTGTTATTTTCATAATATTACGATTGAATCATAGTCTTTTTCTGTGTGTCCGATTTCAAATATCATTCGGATAATCAAGCCATCTAGAAGGTCAGGCGAGTGTCCGATGATTTCTTTTATTTTTGATTTTGGCATTAATTGTATCTTACCCTCTGTGTCAAGTGCGTAAGACTGTAAGCATTCAAGTTCTTTAAATAATTCCACTTTGTCAATATCGCAATCAATATAAATACCCTCTTCATTACAATGTTTTGCGAACTCATAACCGCATTGCGACTTCAGATTCTTATAGTTTGTTTTTCCAAACGGTTTAGCACCGTTATTGAACGGCTTAGCATTATGAAGATAGCCTCTAAGAAACGCCCCTAATCCGTCTGCATCATAAGCGATATGATGTCTTGGCACTTTGTATTTCTCGGCTGTGTCTTTCAATAACTTTTCAACCTCTGGGGCTTCGCATTTTGACGTAATTATGCAGTCAATTACTTTCCAACCATCCCAAACCCAAACAACGAATTTATCTGAACCGTGCAATGCAATATCTGCTGTTATGTACTTTTGTCCGCCCTTTACAAATGTGTTCGTGAACATAGAGCGCATTGTGTCGTAACTGATTAGCTGGTCGTCGCTTTCAGTTTCTTCTGCTAGATATAATTGTTGAAATACTTTCTTAGGCAAATCTTTTTGAGCTTGTAGTATTTCTTCTTCATCTAAAATACCCTCACGAACAGCATCCCAAGCCGTAACTTTATAATAAGCATATTTCTCGTCGGTTTTTGCTTTTTCTTTGATTTGATGCATCCAATTTGCAACACCTCCAAAGTTTCCGATTAGTTTCATCTTGCCTTTGGTGGCTGTAATTGTTGAACGCAAAGCATAATAAGCGTCTACTTTTGCACGTGGTGCTTCGTCAAACACAATAGAGTAAACATCTTCTCCGAATAAGTTGTCGGGCTTATCTGATGATTTGAAATGAATAACCGCACCATTCGGGCAGGTAATTGTAAGATTTGATTCGTTGATTTTATAAACGCCTGTACGCCCTAATTTCTGCCTAAGTCTTTTAAATGCTATCTTGGTTTGAGAATAAACAGGCGCAACCCACCAATGGTTAAACCCCTCTTTATTCCAGCTTTCGTGCGCTCTTTCGTATATCCACCAAATATGGCTGAACGTTTTACCTACCTTTGTTGATGCTTCTGTGAAAGTGAAACGACTTTTGTTGTACAGAAATTTATTCTGATAACTTGTTAATTTTGGTCGTTTTACCTGAATATTCATTTTTTAACTTTGTAGCGTTGATGGGGGTTGAGTTAACATCCCACACGGGGTGGAGACAAATTAATCTGTGAAATCAATATTGATTGTATTTTCTATTTTTTGAGGTGCATTAACACCTAATAATTTGCTTAATTGTTCTAATATTGCTCTGCATTCTTTGAAATCCTGAAGTTTGTAATTTTTGTCATAAAGGTTTCTAAGTAAAGCAACTTGGTCTGACAAGGCTTCATCCCTGTATTCTTTTGCGTCTTCTTCTCTTAATAATTTCGCTTTTTTAATATAATTATATGCCTGCTTTTGGCATACATTGTATTTTTTTGAAACATAAGGCGCTATATCTCTTGTTTTCTTTCCAGTAAGCAAAAGCGCATATACTTTATTGATTCTTTCTGAAACTTCATTTTGGTCAGCCATAATTTAATTTTTTAAAACGGCGCACCTCCACCACTGCTGGATGAGCCTTGATTCCCTACGTTAATAAAACCACCTGTTCTCTCTTCCCATTGTCTGATTCTGTCTAAGCTTGCTTCCATAGTTATAAATTTATTACTGTTTTGTTTGTTAATGGTTTTTGAATTGTCTTAAATTCATTTAATATTTTTTCATTAAATTCAGTTAAAAAATCGTATTTTTCATTGGAGAACTCTAAACTAAACTGTTCTAAATTGTCAGAACTTCTAAGGTTTGCGCTTCCGTGAATAACTATTTTATTTCCTCTATCCGTTAGGATTGTAGCGCATTTTGTGTGATTTCTGCAAACAGCAACTTGAAGTCTATTATCTACATCTAATCTTTCATACACGGCTTTCATTAATCCTTTTTTTTCGTGAGCATAAAAATAATATCCAATTAAAAAATTAAGGTTTTCGATATAGCCTTTTTTTATGAACGTTTCTAATCCTACGATATTATGCATACTTAGCGATAATGTGCTTATGTCTATTCTTTTGGCTTTTATGTCATGGTACTCTAGAAAAGCTAAAAGGAAATCACCAAACACAAAACTACCATCGACGACGCAAAATAAATTTTCTTTTGCTTTTAAATCAATTTTTTTAGCTAGTTTTTGAGCGTTTAAAAACTTAATGTAGTTAGTTGGAAACTGTTTTTGTTTTTTTGGTTTAATATATCTTGAATCTGAAACGCTTTCCTCATCTATGTCATCATCAAAATCTGCTAACAAATCAAAGTCGTTGTTTTCAAATTCGTTTAAATCTTTTTCTATTTCTTCTTTATCGTAAGCCATAATTTTACTGTTTTGTTTCGTTATACAATTTTATTATTTGTTTATTCTTTTTGAGATTCTCTTTAGCCCTTTTTATCATTTCCCACACTTTGTGATAAGGAATATTATATTCTTCAGCTATGTCTCTTATTGATTTGGTTTGATTCTCAATAAGCATTTGTCTATTAACATAGGGTATTTCATTGATTTCTTTTTCAATTATGTCTGACACAAAGATAATAGTTTCGGTTTGATTATCTGATATTTCGGGTATTTTGTCTGTATATTTTTGCCTTTTTTCTTTTCTTTTTTGGTCGATAAATAAGCACGAAATTTTTTGAAGCGCATAAGATTTAGTTACATATTCTTTTCTGTTAATATAAAGATACATGTCTTGAACTAAGTCATCAGCTTTCTCTTCACATTTTGTAAGATGTTTTGCAAAATTTCTAAAGTCTTTATCGTGCTTGGTTATTTCATCCCAATTCATTTTACAAAGATACTTATTTTAAATAAACTCGCTCTAATGTAATAAAAAAAAGCCTTACAAATTAATGCAAGGCTTACGTGTTGCGTTTTGTTGAACTTAACAAGTTTCGTTGTAATAATTAATCCAATCCTCATCAGTAAGTATCGTGCAATTATCTAAAGGCGTTGTTTCTCTTCTACTGAGTAAATCGTAATTAACTCCTTGTTGCTCTACTAATTCTGCAAATCTTCTATGTTTTCTGATTTGAAAAATAGGCTCTTTCTCATTAGCATATTTACTGACTATAATTTCAAAATCTTTACATAAATCCCATAATTCGCTTAATCTATCATTAGCTTCTCTTACGGTTATAGTAAGATGAAGGTAATCTTGATTGTAGTTGTTTGAATAAAAATTCCCTAAAGTTGCATTAAAATTGTTTTCCTTTAGAATTTCAACTAATCTTCCTGTTTTTGTTTCTTGAATTGTCATAATTTCTAAGTTTTATTTGTTTCGTGGCTTATGCCGTTTCCTTTTTCAAATATACGAATAATATTTAGTTCTACAATAGTATTTACTGTATTCTTTCTAATTATTTTTATTTAGGCTATAATTGAAATTTTAACACTTTTTTACTTGTGTAACACATTATTTACTGTATATTTGCCTAAGAAATAAAACTTAAAACTTTATATTATGACACTTACACAAAATGAAATCAAGCAAGCGGAAAGATTAGCTCACACTACT